CAGGTAGCCTCTTTCAGGTAGCCTTAAATCAGCTCGCTGTCGATGCGGCGGTGGCCGAGCAGCCAGGCGATGGCGTAATGGCCTTCGCGGCGGTAGTCTTCGGCCTGCTCCTGCTTGGCGGCGGCGCGTTCGGCGGTTTTGCCGGTGGCGTCGTAGTCGGCATAGGCCTCGAGCAATAGGGCTTTGGTGTAGCAGTACACGGCGCGGCGGTAGCGGTGGATGCGGATGCTCTCGCCGTTGATGGTGAGGTCGTCGGCGCGGGCCAGCTGCGGGCGCAGCGGTAGCAAAGAGGATAGCTGGGCATTGACGTAGGTCACCGCTTCGATTGCCGTATGGTGCAGGCGTTCCGGTGTGACGGTGGTGTCGATGCGGGCAGCCTGCCGTAAGTGGTCGAGGTCGATTTGCGGCCAGAAGCTGCCCGATTCGATGGTTTTCAGCTTGGGCGGCTGTGTGTTGCTCGGCGCGGTTGGAAAGGTGAGTTCGGACATGAGGCGGCTCGGTTTCGGCATTGGGTATGGCGGCAGCGGCGGCCAGGCTGGCGGCAAAGGAAACAACAGGAAATCCGACAGACAGGCCACCGCGCCCCATACGGCGGGGGAGACGGTTAGCTGTCGCCTTTACTTAATGCGGTGATGCGGGTTTTCACGCCGACACGGTCGTTATAAGTGAGCGCGGTTTCGTACAGGCTGCGGGCGTAGTCAGGCATTTGCTGCTCTTCTGCCCATTCGCCTGCGGCTTTGAGCAGCTTGGCGCGGATGTTGTCATTGACGTTGTAGCGGTGCAGGCCATCTTCACCTTTGGCGGTGGCCCATTCGACCAGGGTTTTCATGTTCTCGCCGGTGATGGTGTAGCCGGCGGCAAGCTGGTCTGCGTATTCCTCCAGCAATAAATCCGGCATCTCGCGTTGGAACTCGTCGGCGCTGGGCAGCTTGTGCTCGAGAGCAAAAGCGGCGAGCGGCATCGCCTCATCCAAAAGGCCGCAATCAATCATCCAAATCAGCACCGTTGGCGTGATTTTGTCGTCGGCTTGGGCTTGCTCGCCCTGCAGTACACCGGCAATCCATTCGGCGTAGGCTGGCAACATGTCGGCCTTGGCTTTGGCTTTGTCGGTGTTGCTGTTGATGGCTTTAAGGATGGTTTTGTCTTGATACAGTTGTTTGAGCAGCTGCTGATAAACGCTTAATTCGGCAAGAGGGATGTCGCCACCGGCCTCGGCGGCAAGGCGGGCGCTTTCCTGCAAAAAGTGGCGACGTGCGGGGCTAGTCATAATTGCGGTTTCCTTAATGATTCGGTAAACGACCGGCTGCCGAATGTGGCAGCC